CCTCCGTTAAATCAAAAAGGTAAATCGTCTATTTCAGAAAGTTTAGAACTTGTAGACTGCATTGTCATTCCTGTTGGCTTTGATTCCGTTCTTTCAACAAATTCAGCTTTTACAATTTTACCATCAGTCCAAGCTACTTTACCGCTACCTACAAAGTTCTTTTTAACTTTTGCTTCACGGTCTTCTTTTGACTGTTGAATGAAGATACTAGCATTGTTGCCATAATCATCTTGTTTGTCGTTTACACTCATAGTATACTTATCGTATCCACCTTGTGCATTTTTGATGCTGAAATTAATCAATGAACTCATCTTAAAATTGTTTTTAATTGGTTGTAATATTGACGTGCCACCTTGACACGTTCAATTATCTTTGCTTGTGCTTCTTCGTCTTTTTGCACAATAAATCTTTTAACTCTTAATTCATTCGGTATTTGGTCAAAGTTATGTGAAAGCTGAACTGCATCTCTTACATCTAAATCTTCATCTATTAAATGTAACTTCCAATGTTCACGTCTCACTTCATCTTCAACTATCTCAAATGGTGTATTCATCAAGCAATATACAAGTTCACTAGTATCGTGATTCGTTAGCATCATATAACCTTGTAATTGCCAAAAGTAATCTTTATTTTTTAAAGTAGAATCAAACATCGGAAACGTACTACCGTTCCAACTGCATTTAATATCAGCTAAAAGATTATCTGTACAAATATCAGGCTCACCCGTTAACCATTCGTTGTTAAATCTTGTTTCGTTTTTTACTACGAAATCCCATTTAAGAACTTCTGATGCAAACTGGATAGCTTCATCTTCCATTTGTATTCCTTTGTCAGTATAACGTGAACTGAAGTCTTTATAAATACCTAGTTCTTTTTCTTTAAATACATCTTGAATGTATGTCTTTGCAGTTTCAGACAAAACCTCAGATTTACTCCGAGATTCTGTCATCAGCTTTCCTAGTGAACTGCATCTAAATAGTAATTCGCTCATAATAATTTGATTGCAGTTTTTTGTAAATCGGTTAATTCAAATTGATTCAAGTCTGAAACTTTAGCTTTGCCTTCAGATATTGCAGTTAATGCTTTCTCAAATCTTTCTTGTGTCATTGTCGGTTTCTTGTTAACGTGTTTAGTCACATCGTTAGCATCGTCATCTTGCATACTTAAAGATAACAAAGATTGAAGTGTGTAACGTCTGAAATAAGAAATACAACCTCCTAACTTTTGTGGATCATTTAACTCAGGTAGTTTAATCTCAGCATTAATATCTACACCACTTTCAATGTCAACTATTACACTATGCACACATCCATTCATAATAGGTTGTAATAGGAGTAAATTGTACTTGTGTAGTATCGGCTCAACTACATCTAAAATAGTGTTTAAATCAGCATATTTAGATTTAAAGAAAGGATTGTCAGCAGACTTATTAATCTTACCAATTTCTTGTTTAGCCAAATGTAGCTTGTAATAAATTCCGTTTGGCTTTGGAATTGCATCTTCAAAAGAAATAGATTGTTTCTCTTGTAATTCTCCTTTGATTTCAAAGGCTTTTGTTTCGTTTTTCATCTTGTTTTATTTTTAGATTGTTTACAAATATACTACTTATTAACTAATATATGACTAATTGTCGATATTTTTTCTTTATTTCTGCTATCATATTCATAAATAGTAGCAGTCATTGGATATAATTTATTCAAAATCCACTCATCAAAGTTGGCTAATACAATACTTTCAGCTACTTTATCAACTTTCTTTGTGTTTATGTGATGGTGAGCAGCATCGTGATTCTTTAAATTAATTACTTTGGCAATATCTTCGTAAATCATTCCTTTTTTTCTAAGCAATTTTGCTGCATTAGTCTTCATCTGTTGATAGAATAAACCACGATATTTAAACTTGAAGTAATCTTTAATATCTAATTCTGATGCTTCAGTATTCCTGTTAATGTATGTTTCAATTTCTGTCATCTTCCATTGATTTTAGCCATTGTCTAAAGGCTAGTTGAATATTAATTTGTTGGTCTATTAATTCGATGTTAGCATCTCGCATAAAGTAGTTGTCGAATCTTCTGATTGATGCTATTAAATCGTTTGCTACCATCTTCATCTGTTGATTGAATTCTTGGTCTTCTAAAAAATCTGCTAAGACTGGCATTATTCCGATTGCTCCAAGTAGTTTTGTTTCTTGTTTCATTTCATTTGCTTTATAAGTCCAAAAATATGATTCGCCTTTTGATTAAAGTCTAATCCTTTGCCTTCATCTACTGTAGATTGTATTCTAATCTTTGCCTTCGTTGAAGGAACGTAGGTATTAACTGCCTTCGTTGGTTTAACATTTCTATTTAACCACGTTTGAAAATTTTCTGCTCTCATTTCTTTAGTTTTTTAAGTTCTGTTTGGATTAACATTCTTTCGTATTCTTCTCTTTCAGCAGCTTCAAATTCATTGTTTCGATTGTGCTTTTTGATTCTGAAATCTGATAAGTATAACTGATGTTCTAATTCTTTGATTCTCTCGTTCATCTTGTTTGTTGTTTAAGTATAAAATAATAATTTTCTGCAACATCTATTGCTAGTGTTATTTGATTAGCTGAATCCCAGTCGCCTTCCTGAATGTAATAGGCTTTGATTGTTTCTAGTTCTTTGATTGTTTCGTTCATAACTCAAATGCTTTTATCTCGTTAATAACTCTGAAATAACTAGCCATTATCCTCTTTGTAACAACCATTTGAAATTCGATTACTAAATCTGATTTCGGCTTGAATCCATTAGGTGCAGCAATTTCTACATTGTATCTACACATTGAATCGTACTTTTGATTTGATTGTTCTGCTAAATCTAGCAAGTCGATTGCTTGATTAGTTAGCTTTGAAAGTTGTTTAATGTTTTTCATTTTGTTTTGTTTTTAGTTAATTGATATATGCAAATATATGTATAATGTTTAGAACTACAATACTTTTCAACAAAATAATAACAAATTAATGCTAATTTATATTCATTCTAAATAAGAGTAAAGGTAATTCTTGACAAAATATCAGCTTATAACCTTACAAAATGTTAATTATAACGTTTAATTCAGATAAATATTTTCTACTATAGATGGATTTAATGTTGAAAAAAGTATACTATACTGCACTATTAAGTATTTTTCCCCTCTATTAAGTGGTTTTCTCCTTTAAAAGTATACTATATTGCACTTTAGCTACAAAAAAAAGGAGGCTATTACACCTCCTTAATCAATCCAAACCTAAACAAAACAAAAATTTTAACTCTGCAAATATATTAAAAAATATGTGTTAACACTTATATTTCCATTTGAATTTTTTATAAGTTTTAAGATTACCCTTTAAACATCTACTAACATTTCCAATGTGATAATCTAATTCTCTTTTAATATCCATTAAACAATTCCATTCTTTAATAAAATTATCATTTAGATCAAATTGTAATACTTTAATACTTCTTGGATGGTTTTCAGAAAATATTCCTTTCATACTTAAAGATACAAAGAAAAAAGAACTAAAGCACTAAAAATGTGAGTTAAACGGGCAATTTGCCCATTATATTTTGAATGAATATATCCTTCAATAGCTTTCACTCCACCACAAAATCCATTTCTGTGATGCCAAGAATCTGTACCTGAAGGTGAACGTAGGCTTTCAATCGTTATACCAGGAAAGTCTTTGCCTGATTTATGGTGAATGTGATGCGTATAAACGTAACGATGTTTAGTGTTAGCCCAAAGTATTGAATGTTCAGTAGCATATAGCAATGGTAGTGCTTCTAATTTTGCACCATCACCGTGTGTAGTGCCAATGAAGTTATCATAGTACTGGAATGCTTTTCTATGTTTTAAATCAACGTTAAAAAAAATATTTTCAGCTTTATTAAAATGTGCTTCAATTAACTGCAACAAAAAGAATCCGTGTGTATAATCGTGATTCGATGGATTGTAAACTACTTCGACATCTGCAATGTGTATAAGCATCTCTAATAGTTCAATGTATAGTTGTTTTGCACTTAGAAAATTATCATACCACATTCCATCTGTATCTTGATGAGTTCCTGCAGTTGTGCTACTTTTAGTATTATCTGTGTGAAGAATATCGTTTCCTGCAACAAAAAGAATTTTATCGATCGTATAACCTTTGCTCTTTTGAATAATTCCAATCAATCCTTCCTTTGCTCTTTGTACTGCGATCTGACAATTATAATCTTCTCCAGTTTCAAATGCTGAAGATAGTTTACCTATGTGCAAATCAGCAATATCAATTACTAATAAGTTAGAATCTTTATCTTCAACACGTTCTATCTTTTTGTACTTTGGTGAATGCTTTTTTGTAGCTTCAATGGTGCTTTCTTGTATTATAGAAAATC